AAAGATCTTCTTACCAAACTTGTAAAGGAATACACCACCCTCATTCTGAGGATTAGTAGGATCTTTTACAACATAGATGTTTGCGTAGTAAGAAAGCTTACGCTTCTGCTTACGAACAGTATCCTTATCAGATTCATTACCACTGTTCCAGAGTTCACGATTGTGCTCTGATACAGGATCCTTACCACCAGTTGTGGTCAAGGAATTTTCAATGTACCAACCACCAGGACCTTGGAATGCATGTGAATACATCTTTGCCCAGGGAATATCTTCACTCTCTGGTGCTGGTAGGAAACGGATAACTGCAAAACCATTACCGGTTTTGTCTACTTCTGGTTTCCAGAGACGCTCATCAGCACCTCCACCAGTAGTATTGTTCATCTTCTCTACTTCTTTGACTAACTTCTGGGTCAGTGAACCAAGAGAAGATTGTTTTTTAAGGTCTTTAAAAGACATTCGGATTACCTCGGATTAATAGGATTTGGCTTGTGTGTACCTGAGTATTATGTCTTGAAAATTAACTAGAATTTTGCAGGTTGAATACTAACAATAGTATAATTCAGAATTCACTTACGGTCAAGTTGACTCTTCATCATTTCAACCATCTTATACATTTGACTGAACATTATATTCATGTCCATGTTAGATGGGAATCCCATTTGTTTAGCACTTTCTATTATACTTTCTTTCATGACCTTGGCTTCAGGATCGTCTGATAAACTCAAACGAGTATAGAGAACCTTCTGTTTTTCAATAAGTCTTTCAAGAACCTCAATATGGTATTGTTGATCCTCTTTAGACATGTTAGGAAACTTAAAGACATTATTATAAATCTCCTCTTGGAGTTCACTAATCTCTGCCAGTTCCGCACGAACAACTTCGGATTGAAAGAATGTCATACTAGTACTAAGTCTTGTAGGATTTTCTTATAACGGGGTACATCTATATTTAGGAAGGGACTGTACTTTTTTATCTTTCGACTGACGGTTTCCCACACGGGGTCATTTAGTTTTTTATCCCAGTCTTTCCTATACTCCAATATTCTATCACATATTACCATAGTTTCAAGTGATATCTTCCCACCCAAATATTCCTTAAGAATATCTGGATGACGAGGTGGATCTATAGAAAACATTGCATCAAAATTATTATCACTAAAGAGACTAGTAGCCTCTTCCTTAAAAATATAAGAGAGTGATTGTGTTTTCTTTTTCCACTCTTGATATCTTCCCTCACCTTCCTTAATCATCTCACCAATCCACATCGTTCCAGGATCAGTAGAGTATATAAAATTAGAAACAAAAAAATCTACTACTTCCTGATCATTCTTTTGTCTCGCAAATTTCTCAAACCAAAACCTATCCTTTCTCTTATAGAAGGCTTGATTAGTTGCTCTAGTCTTACCACGATACTTATGATAATCATAATGATCCTTAGTAAAGTGATTCTTCAGAGCCAAATAACAACGGTAGGCATCAGCTGGCATCATTACTATGGAATATGTTCTGCATTCTCTACAATATTAAAAGCAAGAGTAATTCTTTCTTTATTAGCAGTCTGTGGTTCTACATGATGGAAAACCTGAGAAGGGAAGAGAACCATCGTTCCATCCTCACCTGCATAAGCACAGTTATATTGATCAAAAATAGTAGGATGGTTATGATTCTTATAATATATCACACCTGAAAGAAATCCTGCATGTGCATGTGTAGGATTATCATCTCCCTTATATGCAAAGTTAGTCCAGATATCATACCCATCAAAATGACCATCCCACTTTCTTAATTTAAAATTACGATGAAATTTTCCAGAACTCCAATACTTCGCACTCAATCTCAGCACCCATGCCAACCAAAAAGATTGCTCAATTAAATGAGGAGAGATAGAACACTGATATGAATTATGTTTCTTACCATCAGCAGAAAGATACCCTACATTCTCATGGGCTTTCAATGCTGCTAATGGACTATTCTTAAGCTTCTTACTTTCATTCACCCAGACATCAAGTTCCTTCTGAATCTGTGGAGGAATCTTAGCAACCATTACAGGACACGTAGTGCCTGGTTGTAACTTCTTCATTTCAAGTAGTTCGGTCATGCTAAAAGGTAATATAGGTAAAAAATTGGCGGGAATTTTTTTGGACTTTTTTGAAATTAAATCGGCAATTTCGCACGAGTAGTCTTCTTCATAAAGTTTAACTCTTGAGCATCACATTTAATTTTTTCTTTAAGAGGTTTAGATATAAGTTTAGGAACTGATTCTACATCAAGATTATTCTGATCACAAAAATGAACAATGGCATCAATATAATTCATCTCTTTATTATGAAGTACAAGTTGTTCAATTTGTTCTGCAAATTTAGAAGGGCAAAAGAACTTGCTCTCCATCATTTTTTCTAATTCATTCTCCGGCATTCTCTGACCCAGTATTGTGACTAACAAATTCTTTTATATACCTCACTAGTAACTTAATATAATCCCCTTTATTCCTTTTGTCAAATACTTTCACCTCTCCACCAGGTGTTACCATGATGGTAATAAGTTTCTTCACAGGGATTTCAGTTAGTTCGTAGTAAGCAGCAGCATAGAAGGTCTCCTGTACGAAATAATTTTCCAACCACTTCTCAGGTTTGATCTTCTCAGACGTTTTAAAGTCTATTACTGCTAATTCACCCTCATATTCTGCTATACAGTCAACTCTCCCAGCAAGACCAAGGTACTCAGAGTAAAGGGTTCTCTCTATAGCGTGTATGTTATTTATCTTATCCAGATATGGTGCCGCATGATGAAACATAAACTTAGTAGCAGGAAGGTAATCCTCCCACACCAAATCTCTATTCTCCAAGTATGCTTGAGCAGCTTCATGAAAATCTGTGCCACGGGCAGTTGCTTTCTTTGTAATACGATTTGCTTCTTCTATACCAACTCGCTTTCGCCAGTCAATAAAGATCTGTCTGTTATAAAAGGAAGTAACAGATGTAATAGAAGGAACCCACTGACCATCAGGAAGTTCATATAACCTACACCCTGGTGTTTCTTTCTTTTTTAATTCAAGTTCACCTAAGTGATTACAATGCTCAAACTTCATAGTTAAAATTAATTACCACTCTAATCTTCTCATCTGTACAAGTTACTCCTTGATGAATCAAACCAGAATCAAAAGTAACTAATCTATTTGCTACACTCTTTACTTTACCACCCTTTTTAAATTCTGTCCATCCATTATTAGTATTCATATAAAGAATAGAAGTCTTTCCTCCTGGTCGAACAGGAAAATCAATATGCCAATCACTTTTTCTATGAAAAAAAGTTCCTGGATTTAAATTTGCTTTAATTCTTCTTAACTTCTTAACTCCTAACTTTTGTTGGACAATATTAAATAAAGAATAATATTCAGATGATACTTGTATAGAGTTTTCTATTTGATAAAAACTATGAGTGAATTGAAATCTACCATCACCAACACGAGTAACACAAGGATTATAATACCACGGAAAATGACCATCAGAAGGATCAGTGGCCATTTCCGTCCCCATAATTATTTTTTTAATCTGCTCGAAGTGATAGTCTGGTAAAAAGTTATCAATAACTTTCATCACTCAAACTCCATAGTTAAAATTAATTAAAACTCTTCTTTTTTTATCAGTACAAGTTACTCCCTGATGTTCTAAATTAGAATCAAAAATAACTACTCTATTTGCCACACTCTTTACTCTACTACCTTTTTTAAACTCTGTCCATCCATTATTAGTATTCATATAAAGAATAGCAGTAGTAGAACAGGGGACATTATCCACATGCCACCCAGTTTTTCTATGAAAAATAGTTCTTGGAGCTAGATTTGCCTTAATCCTACACAACTCTTTCATCTTAAAGAAAGAAAGATAAGGTTCTATCAGAGAAAAGGATGAAGTAGGACCAATCGTTGCTAATCCTTTCGTCTTATAAAAGATGTTAATGAAATGAGGAATACCATCACCCTCAATTGCAGTATCTTCATTATAAAACCACCAAAAATCGTCACCTAAAATAATATCAGAAAGAGATCTAAAATAATAATCAGGCAAAAAATTATCAATTACTTTCATCAATCATAAACCAAGTTCTAATTTCGCAAGAATGTATTCCTTCACTAATCCAGAGCGAACAATATCTTCTACTCCAAACTCAATGATACCAACCGATGGCATGATACGTAAGACTCTCATGAAATCCATGATACCATTTCTCTCATTCTGTTTAACTAAATCAGACTGAGTAGCATCGCCACAGAACATAATCTTAGAATTCTGTCCCACTCTTGTCATAATACTATCAAGTTCATGATAATTTAAGTTCTGAAATTCATCTACAATAATAATAGACTTATCAAATGTTGTTCCTCTAATGAATGATGTGCTCCAGAAGTCAATAGTATCCTGTGCTTTAAGATTCCCATAAAGCATCTCAAAGTCTGCTTCTGTAGGCATCTCAAACATATACTTTACCATAGCCTTGTAAGGTATCTGATAAAGTGTGGACTTATCTTCATGATCACCAG